CACGCACGAACCTCCCCTCCCTAAATTTACTAATGAAATGAGGTGATTTTTATGGCGATTAAAAAGGAATTAACGAAAGCAGACCGCATTACCAACGAGGAAGCACGACTTAGAAAGAACTACAAGGAAATAAAGCGAGATAAGGCAGCGATTGTAGACGGCTTAATTCGACGTGCTGCATATATGCGCGTAACACTAGAAGACATGGAAATTGATTTAGATACAGGCGGTTTTTACGAATTGTTTAGTCAATCTGAGAACCAAGAACCATACGAACGCGAACGTCCTGTAGCTCGACAATACCAAAGCATGAATAAAAACTATCAATCTATTATTAAACAACTATCTGATTTATTGCCAAAAGAATTGCCTAAATCAGAGGGAGACGATGGATTCGAAAGCTTTGTGATGTCACGTGATTAAATATCCGATTGACTACAACCCGATTGTAGAATATTACGAGCAAATTAAAACAGGCGCTATTATCACATCTAAAAAGGTCGAACGTATTTATAAAAAACTCGTTGATGATGTATACAACGATAAAAGCGAATATGAATACAGCCCACAACGTGCTAACCATGCAATCGAATTTATTGAAAACTTTTGTAAACATTCGAAAGGAAAGTGGGGAGGACAACCCATTGAACTTGAGCTATGGCAAAAAGCTTTTATCGCTGCATCGTTTGGTTTTATTCACGCATTAGACGGCACACGCAAGTATCGAGAAATCTTACTTGTCGTAGCACGTAAAAACGGAAAATCTACTATTGCATCCGGCATCGGTTTATACTTGCAAATTGCAGACGGTGAGCCAGGTGCAGAAATATATGCGGTTGCTACTAAGAAAGATCAAGCCAAATTGGTGTGGACAGATGCTAAACGAATGGTTAATAAATCACCGGCACTTAGAAAGCGCATAAAGCCCCTTGTAAGTGAGTTACGAGCTGACTTTAATGATTCTACATTTAAACCATTAGGAAGCGACAGCGAAACGCTAGACGGGTTAAACGTTCATGGAGCTATGATGGATGAGATTCACGCATGGAAAGATAAGAACCTATACGACGTTATTGTCGACGGTACTTCATCCCGTGAACAATCTATGATTTTCATGATTACAACAGCCGGAACGATTCGAGAAGCCGTTTACGACATGAAATATGAAGAGGCTGAAATGTTATTGAATGGTTTAGACGATCCCGATGGATACAAGGACGATAGATTTCTTCCGATCGTTTACGAGCTAGATAACCGTAACGAATGGTTGTTACCTGAGTGTTGGATGAAAGCTAATCCAGGTTTAGGAACGATTAAAAAAGTCGATCAACTAGAAACGAAAGTAAACAAGGCAAAAGCAAATTCAATGTTAGTTAAAAACTTGCTCACAAAGGACTTCAATGTCAGAGAAACAAGTACGGAATCATGGTTAACATTCGAAGAAGCTAATAATACAGATACGTTTGATTTAGGTGAGTTAAAACCACGTTATGCAATTGGTGGAGCCGACTTATCGGAGACAGTCGATTTAACAGCAGCGTGTATTATGTTTATGTTGCCTAATGACAACAAAATTTACGTAAAGCACATGTATTGGTTGCCGGAAGATTTACTAGAAAAGAGAAGTAACGAGGATAAAATACCATATGACTTGTGGCATGATAAAGGTTTGCTACGAACAACGCCAGGTAACAAGGTACATCATAAATACGTTACTGAATGGTTCGTAGAAATGATGAATGAGTATGACATTTACATCCCTTGGGTTGGATATGACCGTTGGAGTGCTACTTATTGGGTGGAAGAAATGCAAGATACATTTGGTAAAGATGTAATGGTACCAATCGCACAAGGTAAACAGACGTTATCGTCTCCTATGAAGCTATTAAAAGCCGAGTTAGAGAAGAAAAATGTCGTATACGATAATAACCCAATTACAAAGTGGTGTTTAATGAATACATCCATCCATCAAGACGACAAAAACAATACAATACAACCTGTTAAGGGTTCTAATCAGCGTAAACGTATTGATGGTTTAGCGGCTATGTTAGATGCCTACGTTGTTTTGAATGACAAACAGGTAGAGTATCTAAACATCATATAAAAAGGGGGTGAGATTAAAAAAGATGGGCATTTTTGATAAGTTTAAAAACAAATCAGTTACAACTACGACATCGTATAAGATGATTGAAGACCGTGGGAATGGTTTTTATGCGTGGAACGGTAATATCTACAAGAGCGACATTGTAAGGAGCGCTATACGTCCTAAGGTGCGTGCTATTGGTAAGACGGTAGCTAAACACATCCGAAACGATGCAAACGGCTTAAAAGTTAATCCGGAGCCGTATATGCGATTCCTGTTAGAAGAACCTAACCCGAACATGACCATGCAACAATTGTTGGAGCGTGCTATTACGCAGCTTGAATTGAACAACAACGCGTTTATCTTTATCGAGCGAAATGAATATGAGTACCCGGTTGCGTTATATCCAATTAATGCATCGAATGTTGAAGTCGTCACTAATGCGGACGGCTTTTTGTTTTACCGTTTCATGATGCGAAATGGTAAGACGGTAACATTTAAGCATACCGACGTTATCCATTTAGGTAAGGATTACAACGAAAACGAGTTGTTTGGAGACGGTAATAGTGAAGCGTTAACGCCTCTAATGGAAATCGTTAATACAACGGATCAAGGTATTGTTAAAGCCATTAAAAACTCTAACGTTATCCGTTGGCTATTGAAATTCAATCAAACGTTACGTCCTGAAGATATTAAAAAGCAAACGCAACAATTCGTTAACGACTTCTTATCGAGCGAATCAGATTCAGTAGGCGCCGCTGCAACAGATAGCAAAATGGATGCGACTCAAGTTGATCCAAAAGACTACGTGCCGAATGAGAAGCAAATGGAAGTCACAACAAAACGTATTTATGCGTACTTCAATACGAACGAGAAAATTATTTCTTCGACGTATACGGAAAATGAGTGGATTGCTTACTATGAATCGGTTGTAGAGCCGGATATCGTTCAACTTTCGACTCTATTCAGTCGCAAATTGTTCACGCGTAAAGAGCGAGCGTATGGAAATAAAATTGTTTTCGAATCTAATAACCTATCGTTCGCATCTATGGCTACGAAATTGCAATTAGTACAATTCGTTGACCGTGGCATTATGTCGCCTAACGAGGTACGTGAGATTCTTTCATACGCGCCGGCACCAGATGGGGATAAATTTATTAGACGTCTTGACACGGCTGCAATCGAAGGAGGTGAGAACAAAGAATGAAAAAGATTGAAGTAAAAGGTACAATCATTAGCAACAATTTGCAAGATATTTATGATTGGGTGGGGATTGAAGCTACAAGCCCATCGAAAGTAATCGGTGCATTACCTAAAGACAATAGCGAGGTTGAAGTATCTATTAACAGTGGAGGCGGTGACGTTTTCGCGGGTAGTGAAATCTTTACAGCGTTAAAAGAGTACAAGGGTAATGTCACGGTGAAAATTGTGGGGTTAGCTGCTAGTGCTGCATCGGTAATCGCAATGGCAGCCGATAAAGTACTTATTTCACCTACAGCGCAATTGATGATTCATAACGTTTCAACTTCTGTTGGCGGAGATTATCGAACGTTTGAGCATACAGCGGAGATTTTAAAAAGCGCTAATCAATCCATTGCGAATGCTTATAAGCAACGTACAGGAAAGAGCGACGAAGAATTGAAGTCTTTAATGGATGCTGAAACATGGTTCAACGCTCAAACAGCAGTAGAACATGGCTTTGCCGATGAAATCATGTTTGAAAATGAATCGTTTGGCGGCACATTGGTTGCTAACTTTGGCGCTAACATGTTAAGTGACGAGGTTATCCAAAAAATCTCGCAACTTATCGGCAAAGAACCGGAAACCGTAGCTTCAACGGTGGACGATAAAACGCGATATGAAGCAAAACTAAAACTTATGAAAATGCGAGGGATGCATAATGGATAAAATTCAAGAGTTATTGAATCAACGTAACGAATTATTAACGCAAGGCGAAACACTAGTAAACGAGGGTAAATTCGAAGAGTTTAACGCGATTGAAGAACAAGTAAATGCGTTAGATGGTCAAATTGAAGCTGCTAAACTAGCGCAAGCTAACTTACAAGCGTTAAAAGACAACAATGTTTCGGCAGATTTAGAAAACAAATCACAATCGGTGGAGGGTGCAAAAGTAATGACTAACCTAAAGGTTTTATCAACGGAAAAACTATACGAAAACGCGTTCGCAAAAACAATCATGGGTCAAGAGTTAACACAAGAAGAAAACAACGTGTTACTTGAAATGAACAACCATAACACAACTAACTCAGGTATCTTTATCCCTGAAACAACTCTAAACGAAATCATTACAGAAATGGAAGCTCAAAACCCATTCTTAGGTGACGTTCGTAAATTAAATATCAAAGGTACTGTAACAATTCCTAAGCATACAGCTATTACAGCGGGTGACGCTAAAGGTTACATCGAATCAGAAGCTACTGAAGTAGAGAAAAATACATTCGTAGAAATCCAATTAGGCGCTAAAGAAGTTGCTAAGTACATTGAAGTATCGTTCAAACTTGAAGCAATGGCGGTTCCTGCATTCTTAGCGTACTTGAAAGAAGAAATTGTAGAACGTTTAGGTGTAGAACTTGGTCGTCAAGTTATCAGCGGTGACGGTGGTACGAAAGAAATGACAGGGGTATTAACTGCAATGACAGGCGTCGCGACTCAGCAAACAACATATCCGGCAGCAACTGGCATCGATTACGCTAAAGTTTTAGAAGTTGTTTCTAAATTAGGTTCAAAACACACTTCAGGTGCGGTATTCTACGCAAACAACGAAACTGTATGGACTAAATTAGCTAGCATCGTAGACCAAGAGGGACGCCCTTACTTCATCTCTGATACTGTTAGCGGTGGTGTTGGTCGTATGTTAGGGTTCACAGTAAAAGTTGACTCAGCGATTCCGGCAGGTACTGTTATCTTTGGTAATGCTAAAGGTTACGTAATGAATACAAACTTAGGTACAAGCGTTGAATCATCACGCGATATCAAATCACGTAAAACTGGCTTCTCATCTTACACAATTGTAGACGGTAACGTAACACATGAAAAAGCGTTCTCAATCTTAACGCCAACAGTTTAATAAAAAGGGGGTTTTAGTATGGAACATCTAGTACTAATACCTTTCGTTGATAAAGTATCGGGTGAACATTTAACGCCTGGTACTTTATTTATTTGCGATGACTACGAACGTGTATTAAAAGCACACGACTTAGGATTCATCCGAAAAAACGACGAAAGCGACAAACTAAAAAAGCCTTCCACAACAAAGAAGGTGACTAAAAATGTTAGAAAAGATTAAACAATCTTTACGAATTGACGGTAACGACCATGACGACGAATTAGGCGACTTAATCGCAGCAGCTAAACGCGAAATTATTGAAGTTGGTACAGATCCAAATAAGGTACTAGATACAGACGAATTAATCATTCGCGCTTGTACGCTTTATTGTAAAGCTAACTTTGGTTATGACGATGAAAAGGAACGATTCGCTCGTTTGTTTGAACGTTTGTTAGTGAAACTAGCGTTATTAGGATCGTACAAGGTAGAAGCCAATGAAACCTAACTTTAACCATCGTATCGACGTATACGGAAAGGTCGAGTATGAGAATGCAGCGGGTGAGGCGTCTATTCGTCATGAAAAAATTAAAACGGTATGGGCGCAAGTCGTACCACAAACGGGAGCGCTTCAACGACAACAAGCAGATACGATTTTAACGAATGTCACACATAAAATCGTTGTACGCTATAGCGCTGCCAAAGATGTGACGCATGACATGGAAATAAAGTATCGAGATCATCTATTTAAAATTAAGTATATTTTGAATCCGTATTTTTCAAACGAGACATTAGAAATCTTTGTAGAGGAGGTTATTTCGTAATGAATATTGAAGGATTAACCGACTTTCAAAATGATTTATTAAGCGTTGAAAGAAAAGCCGACAAGGTTTTCAAAGAAGCTATGAGAACATCGGGGAACAAATTGGTTCGCGAGGTACGTAAAAAAGGAAGGAAGCTCGTTACTAAACAGGATGGTATTTATCACAAGTCGTTTAAACGAGGGAAAGTATTCATCGATCCATCGGGAGATATTACGGTGCGAGCTTTAAATACCGCACCACACGCTTTTTTTACTAAATGGGCGTGTCGAAACTGGACAAAATCGGTGAACGTTAAGTATAATTAAATTAACAATAAAAAGAAGGGCTTGATATTCTTGGTTAATTTAAAATATGGTAGGCTAACAGTTGTTTCAGAGGTAAAAGTGAATGTAGGGAAAAGAAACAGAATGTTTTTTGAATGCGTATGCGATTGTGGCAATAAAGTCAGAATTAGAAAAGATTGCGTTCAAAGTGGTGGTTCTTTGTCTTGTGGCTGTTTGAAGAAAGAACAGGATAAAAAGAATTTAGGTAATCATTCTCACAAAAAATCACACACTAGACTTTATAAAATTTGGTTGGGGATGAAAGCGCGTTGCAATAACCCAAACGTAGATTCTTATACTCGTTACGGTGGCAGAGGGATAAAAGTGTTAGGGGATTGGAACGACGACTTTAATTCTTTTGAAAAATGGGCTTTAGAAAATGGTTACGAAGAGCATTTGACAATAGATAGAATAGATAACGAAAAAGGTTACTGTCCCGAAAATTGCAGATGGTTAACGAACAAAGAACAATGTAATAACAGACGCAACACAAACAAAATAAATTTCAAAGGTGAAGAAAAATCTTTGATGCAAATTCACGAAATGACAGGTGTTAGCTACGATATTTTAAAAAGACGATACAAAAGAGGTATTCGAGACGAAAGTATTGTTGATTAATTATATATACCAATACCGAGGTAAAGCACGTTTTAAAAGACGTGGCTCACCGTAGAGCATAGGAATTGAACCTGTGCTTTTTTTAATGCACAGAATAAAATATTCCCACGAGTGTCCGGCAACCGATAAAGGTTGAAAATGTATGCCGAACTTATAGGAAACTATAAGAAGTAGAGGATAAAAAACCTTTACGATAACAAATCGCATTTACTGGAGTACGGGCACGAAAAAGTAGTTAACCCAGGTAAAGGACGAGGCAACGGTCGAGGGGTTATACCAGGTAAAGGGATAGGTAGAAACGTTGGATTTCAACCAGGTTACAAAGTCATGGAAAAAGGGGCTAGAGAGTTTGAGGAGAAGCGAGAGGATGTTAATGAGATATCGAAAGCGCTTGATAAATTACTCTCCGACAATAGACTATGATTGAATTACTAGACATCCGAAAATCGTGTAATACGTTGCTTAAAACCAATTTCCCGACAATCCCTGTTAAGGCTCAAGACATCGAAAAAGGATTCGTTAGACCGTCATTTACGACGATATTTGACGAGGTTAAAAACGTAACGCTCGAATCGTTAATTGAAACGAGTTTAAAAGTTTACGTGTACTATTTCCCTGAATTGAATACGGATGATTATTACTTACATTTAGATGATGTGAAATATAAACTCCCGTTGATATTTGGCAACAAATTAGCGGTTAACGATAGATATTTAGATGTCAATGAACCAACAGTTAACGTTGTAGATGGCGTTATTGTATTTGAATTTGACATGTTCTTCTACCAAGACAAGCCGTTAAGCGCTAAAGAAATTGAAGCGCAATTAATGCAAGACTTGGAATTTAAATTTAAGAAAAGAAAGTGAGTGAATTACATTGGGATTACCACAAATTGATATCGCCTTTCGTTCTCGAAGCGTAACAGCGATTAAACGTAGTGCTATGGGTATCGTAGCGCTTATTCTACGTGACGAAACAAACTTAGCAGCTAATTCTGTAGTTACAATTAAATCCGTTGAGGACTTACAAACAGCAGATTGGACAGCGGAAAACCTTGATTATATTAATAAAACGCTTTTAGGTACACCTTCTAAAGTAGTCGTATTAAAAATCGGTGAACAAGCTGTTTTAAATGACGAACTAAAAAAATTAGGCAGCATCAAGTTTAACTATGCAGCTATGCCAGAAGCTACTGAAGACGAAGCCGAAACGCTAGTAACTTGGATTAAAGGGAAACGTCTTAACGACAAGAAAACTTACAAGCTAGTTGTAGCTAATCAAGTAGCCGACGACGAAGGCGTTATTAACTTCACTACAACAGGTATCAAGGTTGGTACGAAAGCCTATACAACGCAAGAATATACGGCTCGTTTAGCGGGTATCTTTGCCGGATTACCATTTACACGCTCTTCAACTTATTTCGTGCTTCCTGAGGTTACGGAAATCGAAGAGAGTGATACACCAAATGAAGACATCGACGACGGTCAATTAATCCTTATCAACGACGGCGAGAAAATCAAAATCGGTCGTGGTGTTAACTCGTTAACTACTTTAACAGGCGAGAAAAATGGCGCATGGCAGAAAATTAAAATCCTTGAAGTTATGGATATGATTACGGACGATGTACGCGATACATTCGACGAGCATTATGTAGGTAAATATATCAACATTTACGACAATCAAATTCTATTCATTATCGCGGTTAATGCTTATTTAAAAGGCTTAGCGGCACAACAAATCCTAGATCCAAGTTACACTAACGTTTCATTCATCGATGCAGATGCACAACGCTTAGAATGGGAAACAGTTGGAACAGATACAACAGATTGGACAGACCAACAAGTTCGCGAAACTTCATTCGGTTCTAAAGTAATTTTAGGCGGACAGGTAAAAATCGCAGACGCAATGGAAGATTTACGCTTCAACATTCTATCAGCGGGTGCTGCATAAGGGGGTAATTAAATGGGTAAAGCTAGTCGCGTTATTAACGGTACTCACGGTGCTGTATGGATTAACGGTCAAAAGTTAGCAGATTTAGAACAAATCGAATTAAAAGTAAACTTAGAATACGAAGATGTTTTCTTTGCAGAAGACACAGGGAAACATCGTAAATTCATGGGTTGGGTTGGCGAAGGTTCACTAACGCTTAAAAAGGTATTTTCACGCGGTTCTCTTTTATTAGCGGATGCAGTGAAAAGCGGTCGAATTCCAGAGATTGAAATTACAACTCGTTTAGGCGATCCGGATTCATACGGTGTTGAGCGTACATCGGTAAGTGGTGTAACATTCAACGAATTTTTATTAACTAAAATCGAACAACGTGCATTATTACAAGAAGAATTAGGCTTCGAGTTCTCTGACTTCGATTTATTAGAAACAATCATGACACAAGAAAACATTTCAGCTTAACTATAGCAAGGCGTGGGTAACACCACGTCTTTTTTTATATCAAATAAAATTTTGGAGGACAATTCAATGACAGAACGCAAAAAGGTTACTTTAGATGATTTAATCAAACGCAAAATCGAGTTAAAACAGGAACGTAAATATGAGGGTGAGTTATTTATTCCGTCTTTAGATGGTGACATTCAAATCGAAGTTTTAAAGTCGGATGCAATTGATTTTTTAGAATCAATGAAAGATGCAAAAACAGAAAAAGAATACGAGAAAATTGCACAAACACTTGTCTATTCGGTTGTAAAAGAACCAAACTTAACAGATAAAAAGTTACAAAAAGAATTTGAATGTGAAGAACCGACGGACATTGTAGGTTACATCTTTACTGATGCGGAACAAGCCGACATTATGGAGTTTGCACTTAAAGCGGTCGGTATGTCACGAGGCGTGGTTAAAGAAGTAAAAAACTAATAGAAGGTGATGATGAATTATTTATGTATCATCATTACCTTCAAAAAGGAATCACACCGGAAACGATTGACAACTTAAGTTATCTACAAAAAGAATTCTTTGCTGCTAGTATGGAAATTGAATTGTCCCAACAAAACGAGCGTGAACAATTACGAGCGAAATTATTAAAAGATCAAAAAGCCTATCCAACAGTGACTTTCTAAAGGAAGGAGGGCGAAACAATGGCAAGTCGTGTTATATCAGCAGTATTAAAATTTAAAGACCAAAACTTTAGTACAGGTTTAAGAAATGCTAATAGACAAGCCGGTGAGTTTGGTCGTTACATGCAAGACGCGCAAAACAAGGCGGAAAATTTCGGACAAAAAGCCGGTGATGTGTTTAAAGGCGTTGGAGTTGCGGCGGGTGCATTAGTGAGCGGTGCAATAGCCGGTTTAGGTGTAGCCGTTGGACAATCGATACTAGAGATGGATGACGCATTTGCTCAATTAGAAGCGAGAACAGGCGCAACGGGTGCAGAGTTAAAAAACTTGGAATCAGCTGCAGTCGAAGTATTCAAACGCGGATATGGTGAAAGTTTAAGCGAAGTATCTAACAACTTAGCGCGTGTAAATCAAAACATGCATAATATCGATCCATCTCAACTGGCAGATGTAACAGCAGAGGCAATGTTATTAGCGCAAACAACGGACAGCGATTTAAACGAGGTTACTAGAGGCGCTCAAAACTTAATGGATGCATTCGGCATTACAGCGGACAAAGCGTTTGATTTATTCACAAAAGGCGCTCAATCAGGTTTAAATATGTCGAATGATATGTTTGACCAAATGGGAGAGTTCTCAAGCGTAGCAGAGCAAGCAGGATATTCAGCGGAAGAGTTATTTGGTGTCATGCAACGTGGTGCAGAAAACGGTGTTTACAACCTAGACCGAGTTAACAACGCTATTTTAGAATTCGGAATTAAAACAACAGACGGTAACAAAGCAACGAGCGATTCATTCTCTTTATTATCAGATTCTACACAACAAATGTGGAAGGACATGCAAGCCGGAAAAGTTACGGCTAAAGAGTTAAGTTCGACGGTAATACAAGAGCTCAAATCGATGGATGATCAAAACTTAGCGAATCAAATCGGTATCTCAATGTGGGGTACAACGTGGGAAGATAACACTAAAGACGTTATGTACTCAATGTTCGAAACTACAGACGCGTTGAAAGACTTCGAGGGCGCTACAGATTCAGCAGCAAACGCGGTTGAAGGTTCATTCGGTAATCGTGTCAAATCGGCATTTCGAGATTTAACTGTTAGCATCGCATCGTTAGCGGATAGTGAAGCGGGTAAACAAGCACTTGACACAATAGCAACAACAGCGGAAAACTTAGTTCCTAAAATTACATCATTAGCTTCGAAAGCGTTAGAGTTTGCGGGTGTTATCGCTAACAATTGGAGACCAATAGCGACAGTCGTAGCAAGTGCAACAGCGGCGGTTGTAGCGTTTAAAGTCGGTATGGCGGCAATGAGCGTAATTAGCACAGTTGTAGGCTTCTTGAAAACGTTTAGGGCTGCAATGGTAGCGGGTACAGCGGCACAGTGGGCTATGAACGTAGCAATGAGCGCGAATCCAATAGGGCTTGTTATCACGGGTATAGCCGCATTAATTGCAATTGGTGTAGCATTATGGATGAATTGGGATACAGTGAAAGCTAAAGCCGGTGAATTGTGGACGAAAACGAAAGAAGTATTCGGAAACATTTACAATTGGGGTGCCGAAAAAATCGGTGGTGTGACTAACTTCTTTAGTGGTTTAGTCGATAAAGTAGGCGATTTCATAAGTAGAATTACTAACTTCAAAATGCCGGATTGGATTTCGAATATCGGTTCAAC